TAAATAAAAAAACTCTCGACATTATCGAGAGTTTTTTTATTTATTTTCTATTATGATGAACATCCAAAACATTCAAATTGTGAATCTTTAGGTTTTGGTGGTAAATTAAATTCAACAACAGGTTTTTCAACATTAACTTTTGGTTTTTCAATTTTAGATATATCCACAGCTAAATGTTTAGCTCCAGTTGAAATAGCTTTAGTTCTAACATAATAACATAAAGTTTTTAACCCTTTTTCCCACCCATGAAAATGAGATGATGTTATTTTAGATAAAGTAGGATTACCCATATAAATATTCATTGATTGTGACTGATCAATAAATGGTGCTCTATCCGCAGCCATATCAATTAATTCTCTTTGAGATATTTCCCAAATTGTTTTATACTTTTGTATTAAAAATTCAATACGCTTAACTTTTTTATTGTAATTTTTATCTTCAATATCAAGATAATTATTAAAATTAAGATTTTGAATTGAACCTTCATTCATAATAATTTCATTCTTCAACTCTTCTGACCAAATACCTAATTTTTCAAAATCATTAATTAAGTATTTATTCACAATTAATATCTCACCACCAATAACTCTTCTGTTAAATAATGCTGAATGAGCTGGTTCTGTCATCTCAAATGAACCTGTTATCTTAGCTGAAGATGCTACTGGCATTTGAGCAGTAAATAAACTATTACATACACCATATTGTTTAACATTTTCTTTCAATGATTTCCAATCCCATAATCCAGATAAATTAGTTTCATTTAAACCCCACATATCAAATTGGAAAATACCTTTAGACATTGGAGAACCTTCAAAAAATTCATAAGGTTTATATTTCTCTTCCTTACATAATTGATTACTTTCAGTTATAGCCGCAAAATAAATAGTTTCAAAAATATCCTTATTTAATTGTCTAGCTTCTTCTGAAGTAAAAATATAATCCATTAAATAAAATACATCAGCCAATCCTTGTGTCCCAATAGCAATTGCTCTTTGTGATAATCCACCATCTTTACCTTTTTTAGTCGAATAACTATTAATATTAATAACTTTATTTAATGTTCTTACAACTTTTCTAGTTTCATTATATAATAGTTTAAAATCAAATTTACCATCAACAATAAAATTCTTTAACACCATTGATGATAAGGTGCAAATCGCCGTGGTATTTTCATCCGTGAATTGATATATCTCGTTACATAAATTAGATTGCTTTATTACACCAATATTTTGATGATTAGTTTTCTTATTAGCATTATCTTTTGAACATAAATAAGGAACACCAGTCTCAACTTGAGATTCAATTATTTTAGTCCATATATCTTGTGCTTTAACTTTTTTACCAATACCTAAAGAAACTGCTTTATTATAATTTTCTTCATATTCATCACCATAACATTCTTGTAGTGCTTTAATACCTTTCTTCTTAATATCATTAGGACAAAACAAATACCAATCTTCATTATTTTTTACTGCTCTCATAAAATTATCAGGTATCCAAAGAGCCGTAAATAAATCTCTAGCTCTCAATTCTTCAGCACCTGTATTCTTTTTAATTTCAAGTAAATCAATAATATCTTTATGCCAAGGTTCTAAATAAATCGCTGCACTACCAGGTCTTCTTCCTTGTTGATTAAAAAATCTTAATGATTCATTAACTATTTTCAAATATTTTAATAAACCACCAGCAAATCCACCTGATGTAGTAATCCTACTTTCTTTACTTCTTTGATTTGACATACACAATCCAATACCCGCAGCATCTGAAGAATATGTTGATATATCATTTAATGTCTTCAATAACCCTTCTCTTGAATCTGAATCATTATAATGTAATACACAGGAAGCTAATTGGGGAACTAATGTACCCGAATTAATCATTATTGGTGTTGCTTTAGATACTAATTGATTAGATAATGATTTATAGTATTCAATAGCTTCTTCAAATGTATCAGTAACCCATAACGCAATTCTCATATACATATGTTGAGGTCTTTCAACCACTTTACCATTAGGTAATTTTAAAAGATACATCTCAAGTAATGATTTCCAAGCAAAATAATCAAAATTATAATCATTATCATGATTAATAATATTATCTATAATATCCTCACCATAATTTTCAATTATCGTAATTAATTTTTCATTTACTATACCTTCAGAATGTAATACCCTCATAGTTTTACTGAAACTACTTTCAGTTTCTTTATGATATGATGAAATAGCTACAGATGATGCTAATCTGGAATAATCGTGATGACTACCAGTATATGAAGCAGCAATCTCATAAACTAATTTATCTAATTCTTTTGTTGTAATAAAACCTTCAGTAGGAACTGAGGTGATCACTTTTATAAAAATCTCATCAGAATTAACATTCAATCCTTTAGAAGCTTTCTTAATTCTACCATAAATCTTTTGCGGATTAAAAGATACTTTCTCCCCGTCTCTTTTTTTAATTTTTAACGACATCATTTTATCTATTATTAATATTGTTTCTTGATTAAAACTCATCAGTGAATGAAATAGTTTCATTTAATTTAGCTTTTTGGTATTCCATAGTTCTTGATTCAAAGAAATTACCTTTAGTTTCAACAGCTATTTGTTCCATAAACTTAAATGGTTGTTCAACATTAAAATGTTTATTACACCCCATTTTAATTAATAAACCATCAACCACAAATTCTAAATATTGTTTCATTAGATTTTGATTCATACCTATTAAAGATACAGGTAATGATTCAGTAATAAATTCTTTTTCAATTTCTAATGCAGATAATAAAATTTCTTTTATTCTTTCTTCACTTGGTTTATCCTCAACGTGATTATTTAATAAATGTATTGCAAAATCACAGTGTAAATTTTCATCTTTAAAAATCAATGCATTTGCGTTACAAAGACCTTGCATAATACCTCTTGATTTTAACCAGAATATTGAACAAAATGATCCTGAAAAGAAAATTCCTTCAACAGCTGCGAAAGCAATTAATCTTTCTTGAAAAGATGCGTTAGTTATCCATTCTAAAGCCCATTTTGCTTTCTTTTGAACCGCAGGTAATCTATCAATAGCATGAAAACACTCATCTTTTTCGGATGGATTAGTAACATAAGTATCAATTAATAATGAATACATTAATGAATGTATATTTTCCATCATTAGTTGAAATCCATAGAAAAATTTAGCTTCAGGATACTGAACTTCTCTATAGAAATTTTCAGCCAAATTTTCATTTACAATACCATCAGATGCCGCAAAAAATGATAAAATATTCTTAACAAAATACTTTTCATTATCAGAAAGATTCTCCCAATCTCTAACATCATTACTCAAATCAACCTCTTCAGCTGTCCAAAAAGCCGCCTGATGTTGTTTGTAATATTCCCAAATATCATTGTGTTGAATAGGGAAAATAACAAATCTATCATTATTCGGTTTTAATATCTTTTCCATAATTTATTTTTGTTTTTTAAATTGTTTAATATTATTAAAAGATACATATTATCTTCTATATAATATATAGTTTGAAATTAATTTTTTGACTTCATTCTTTCTTCTTTTTTTCTTAAAGCTTCTATAACTGTATCAGATTTTTTCTTCTCTTCATTTTTTTCAAAACCTAAGAATGATACATCACTAGAATCTTCAGTATCTATCTTTAAAGTACCATTATCGAATAAAATATCCTCCATAATTATACCATCTTTACCAAATCTTGACTTTAAAATTGCCAATGTAGCTCTACCTGATTCCTTTTGTTCTAATGTTTTTGCAATTGATATAATAAAGTGACCAATTTGACCTTTTTTAATTGACCCACCTATCATATTAGCCTCAACAACATTCGCATTAATAGCTGATCTATTACCTTGAGTACAAACCCACCCAGTAACATTTAGTTCATGAATCATAGTTTCAAACTGTCTCATTATGTTACCTTCACTAGCATATTCATCTTTAAATACTTTTGATGGTTGAACACAATCAATATAATCTAAAAATATAATATCAGGTTTTATACCATTAGATATTAATTTTCTAAGATATTGTTTTACCATAGGAATAGTGGTATTATCACTAGACATTTTTTTCAATATAAGATTATTTTTTCTTTCTTCATTCTTATATTTAGGTAAAATACTCATTACCTCTTCTCTCCTATCATTTAATTCATTTAATGGTATTCCAGTCCAACATGTAATATGTTTTCTTTGTATAACCTTTGGATTATCCTCAAAGAAGATCTGAACTACATTATAACCTAAATTATATGCAGTATTAGCCATTCTAGTTACCATAGTACTTTTACCAACACCAAATGATGCAAGAATTACACCTAATTCACCTTTTGATAACCCACCATCCATTAATTTATCTAAACCATTTATACCAGTTGGTATAGGTTTTCTAAAATCATCAGTTAATACATCATCAATAGCATGAAATACATCCATACCATCATCCTTTTCATCACCAATATTTAATGCATTTTTTAATATTTCTTCACATTCATCATATCTATCAAAATCACCTTTTTCAAGTATTTTTTGTATAGTAAGATTAGCTTTCTTTAACTCTTGTTGTTTACAGAATTTAATTGCAGTTTCTTGTATATGTAAACAATCAATATTATCACAATCCTCAACTTCTTTTAATATAGCATTAGTTTGTTCTAAAGCAATATCTCTTTTAACCTCTAAACTAATAAGTTGTTTTATAGTATCATAAGTTGGGATAGTTTCATATTTCTCATAATAGTTTTTGATGGCAGCAATTATTAATCTTAAAAATTCATTATCAAAATATTGCGGATCCATCATTTCTATTATACCATAAGCAAACTTATGATCTTCAATAAATTGTTTAACCAATTTAACTTGAAAAGTATAACCTAAATAACCCAGTGTTATATTTTGTTTTTTTGACATTATCTTTAAATTAATTGATTAATATTAATTGAACATGCCCACAATATTATTTGTGGGCTTTATAGTTTTTAATCTATATGGATGGTTCATTACACCCATTAATTCAATGAACAATATTATAATGTAACTGTAGAATATTGTTTAGTTAAAGTTTTAGAACTTAATGTTTCTTGAATTTTTAAGATGATTTTTGATATAATATCTCTAACATTCACATCATATCTAACTTTGGGTTGATAATTATTACCAGTAAATGATTTAATAGCAACTACTTTACCATGTGATATAATTTCAAATGTGAAAACATCTTCTTCTTCAAAATTACCCTTTTTTTCTGGATTTACTTCTTCAGTAGTTTGTAATTCATACGGATTATAATAATTCCACATTAAATCTTTACTTTTTTCTTTGAATTGATTTTCAATCATTTCTACAACATCATCAATACATTCTTTTAATTCCATTGATTTTAATGATTCACTATTAAATCCTTTAATTGAAAAGTTTCTACCTACGATTGGTTTACCATTAATTCTAAATAAAAATTCAAACGGAAGATTTTCATAATTTTTGCTCATAACTTTAATTTTAATTGTTTGTGTTTAATTGTTTGTATTAAAAAATTCTTTTTCTTTTTTTATAATTCTTAAAAAAGGTCTTAAATATTCTAAATAACCATCTTTACCACCTGGTATTACATTCATAAAACCATCTTCTAACATCATTTTTAATATATTTTTAGTACCTCTATCTTCAGGATCTAATGGTGATTCAAATATATTTTTTAAATTTTCTTCACATTCTTCAGTAACTAATGGGTTACCTAAATTAATAATTTTTTCGTTAATTTCAAAAAAATTATTTTTTTGTGATCCATCTGTAACACCATTTAATATATTATCTAATGTTTTTAGTGGTTTTTTTCTTTCACTTTGTATCTGTTTAATCTTATCAAAAATATCTGTTATAGTCAAATTTTTTTCAGATAATTCAGGAAAAAATTTAATTAATGTTTTTTCTTTTATTCCTTTAATACCTTTGATATTATCGCTATTATCACCACATATAATTTTGATTAATTTACTATTACTATAATGATGTTCAAAGTATTCACTATAATTATTTTTACTTATTATAGTTCTTTTACTTAACATATATAACCCAACTCTATCACCTATTAATTGACATAGATCTTTATCATTGGACATAATAACTATTTTCTCATCATCTCTTATGTTTTTACAGTAATAACCAATACAATCATCCGCTTCAACAATATCGTCTTCGTATTGTCTTATATAGAGTTCTTCTAAATATGATTTAACTCTTTCTTTTTGGATTAAGAATTCAGGTTCTGTTGATTCTTTATAATTATAAAAATCTTTATCTCTATTCTGTTTATATTCTTTATATATATTATATCTCAATCTACCACTAAATGGACCATCCCAAAATACATATATTTTATCAAATCTATTCTCGTTTATTACTTTTCTTAATAAACTCATAAATTGAAATAGTCCTCCTATATGATTTTCATTATGATATAAATTTTTAGCCCCATGATATGCAGTTTTTAATACCGCATTTCCATCAACTAATAATGTATGAATATATTTTTTTTGCAGCATAAAATTAAATAATTTTATTACTTTTTTTGAGATTATCTTCTGCCCATAATGGTTGAAGATTGGTATAATGACATAATTTATATATTTCTTCTTCTGTTTTTGCTGATGATAAAGGTATTATATGGTCAATATGCCATTCATTTCTATTATCCCAAGACATTCCTTCAGTAAATTGTTTTTCAATATATTCTTTTAAAAATTCAGGGGAACATCCAACTATATCAAAAGTTTTATTTTTTTTAGTGATATTTTTTATTTTCAAATACTTCCACAATCTACATCGTATATTATTAGTTATAACATAAATTGGGTCGGAATTTTGTCTTTCTTTTTTTCTTTCACGTTTTCTTTGTTTATAATTTTTACGATACTCTTTTCTTTTTTCAGGATTATTTGTTAACCAATTATTCCTTAATTCCTTAGCTTTATCAGGATTTTCTTCCCTCCATTTCTTGTGACGATTATAAACCCATTCAGGATTTTTTGATGTCCATTTTCTATGTCGTTCTAATGTTTTTTGATAATTTTCTTTAACATACTTTTTACCTCTTTCACTATTACATTTTTTACAACAATACATTAACCCATCTTTAGATGATTTAAAATTACCAAATTCACAAACTTTTTTTTCTTCTTTACATTTATTACAAACTTTTGTCTCCATTTTTAATATATTCTTTTAATAAATTATTAACAAGGGAAGATAAATTTATAGATTTATCCTTAAAGTATTGAGGTAATTCTGGATCAATAGACACAGCTAATTTTACTTTCTTTTTTTCTTCTTCTACTTTTCTTCTTCCCATATTAATAAATATCATCAAATAATTAAAAAGTATAATTATTTATATTTTTTATTCGTTAGAATCAACATCACTTTCATCTAAAACAATTTCACCTGTACCACTAAGAATTGCACTCCAATAACTAGAATATTCTTTTTTATATTCTTCTAAAGATTCTTTTGTATCAGCAATATACCCTTGAGGAACTGCAATGATTTTTCCATCCTTAAATGCAATACCATTTACGTGATTTTTTAATATTGAAATGTTGTACTATCACAGTTAAAGTATTATAATATGGATAATCTTCTTTTTTTGATTTTGTTATTCTTGAATGTAATCCCATACCTATTTTTTCAGATAATACTCTAGCATTATGCATAGTCCCACCTCGACCCTCAAAAGTCATTTGACATGGAATACTTCCGATACTATCAAAGAAAAAAGCAACATCATAAGGTATTTCACCTTTTTCTTGTGAATCCAATATCTCATTCATAAAATCAGTAGCTTGTTCAATAGTTTCAAAACTATCATTAAAAATAAAATTACCATCCCATTCACCATCATCGTTTTGTTCTGCTTGTAAACCTAATTCAACAGCATGAGACCATGACCATTTTTTTTC